TGGCTCGATACGAGCCAATTAATGGGATTGTTAAGGGCTTGCCCTTAACTACTGTCTGTAAAGACCCCCCGACCGCCCTACGCCTTTACTGCGAAAAAAATTGAAATTTCAAAGCGTTATATGTAACGATGTGCGGTAAAATCGCTTTTGTGCGAGCCGAAACCACGAGGCACGATGTGGTTTCAGCGAGAACAATAGCCCATTTCTATCCCTTTATGGGACTTTACAAGGGCAATGCGAAAGGCTTGGCGAGCGTGGAGAACTCGAGGTGTAAAGACGAGGAGTGTTATTGAGCGTATTGTGCGGTCAAAACCTTTGAGCGAGGCTATTGTTTGGATAAAACGAAGCGTAGTTATGAAGACCGAAGCGTGCGTAGGTTTCACAACGGAGTGGAGAGCATAGACAAACACAAATAGCCGGAAGCCGAAACGGAATGTAACCTTGAAATCCGAAGCAAAGCGAAGGTTTCAAAGAGGAATGAGTGTAGGCGAAGAGCGAAGAGGTTGCAGACCAGGCACAAGGTATTGCTTGATAGCGTATCGTCTTCACCCCGAACTCGTAGCGTTAGTGCCAAGCCATAGCATAAGCCCAATCAAAACAAAAAAGTGGACTACTCTCACGAGCAATCCACCTTACACACATTCAGAGATATTGAGGGAATTTATTCACGAAATTTCCAAAGTATCAACACGACAATAATCGCAATAACGATTGTGATTATTAAGACGACTGTCGCATCGGGAGGCTTATATACCGAAACCATATCACGATGGTCGGAACTTGCCGACGAGTGTACAAAGTTCGATGCTACACTATCTTGTTGCAGTGTGTCGGCATAGGCACGACTTACTGCATTCTTTTCCCCCTTGACAGTGGCACTATTGGCTTTGATGCGATAACGATAGGCAATCACAGCAGAGCGAGTATTGACACTATCGGGGCAAGGGGCTATCAACACAGGTTCGGCTGTTATATCAAAAGAGTCCAACTTTATTGCCATAGAGGAGAAAGCCGAGTCCAACTTGCTTGTACTCACGCGCATATCCGTCGTGGCGATAGTGTTGGCATCAGCCGACACCGAACTTGCAATGTTCTTTTTAGAGTGGCACGAAGTGAATACCACGAGCAAGAAGATGATTGAAAGTTTCTTCATAACGGAAAAGATTATAAATCGTTATACTCCTTATGTGCATCGAAACAGGGACACGCTTTGTTGGCAAATTCCCGATGACCATGCACAGAGGCATCAGGGAACTGTTGCCGAAGTTCGGTAATGAGCTTCACGAGCGACGCTTTTTGTGTGTCAGTGCGAGTGTCCTTAGGGGTTTTGCCGTCAGAGGCAAGCCCCCCAACATAACATATACCGATAGAGTTTTTGTTTTGCCCTTTGCAGTGGGCTCCACTTTTATGAAGTGGTCGTCCCACATGCACCGAGCCATCAAGGTAAATCACGAAGTGATAACCGATGTCGGCGAAACCTCGTTGCAAATGCCAACGACGAATTTCAGACACGCTGAAATTCTTACCCACAGGTGTAGCCGAGCAATGAATAATAATTTTAGATATGCTTCGCATAGTTTAATGTTTAAGGTTAAATGTTTACATTTTTACTTTATAATGATAATCGATACCGAACAATGCTCCGACGAAAGTTAGGATTTCGCCGAAAGCGATAAGCACAGAAGAGTCGATGACACCGAGCGGTGGCACGATAAACCCGGCAATGAGAAGCGAGCAACCGAGAGCCACCATTGCCACAGCACAAATGAGTTGAATTGTGAGTTTTTTGTGAGAGCGTTTCATAATATCCGAATTTAGGATTGTTTATGCAGCAGAAAGAACCTTGTGGATAGATTTGCTTGTGTACGAAGAGGCCGACACTTTGAGTTCATACACGCTGAGCGTAACCGTAGCGTTATCGCCTTGAATACGAGGCACGCAGTAGCGAATCATCAAGTAATCGTCGGCAAGAGCAGTGCTGACAGCCGTGGTACGCGTAACACCACCCAGCACGACGATCGTCTTGCCGTCAATGATAGCTTGACGCAAAGCGTTGTATTCGGTCTCTTCAAAAGAGCCGGAGAATACACCGTCCGAAGCAGAAAATTCAAGCGTGTATGTAGTATCGGGGACGAAGTCCACCGAAATCTTGTTACCCTCAAGTTGAATACCTGTTCCGGCTTCGAGTTGGTCTTGCTTGAGATTGATTTGGTTTTGCAAATCCGTTGTAAGAATACTGCCTGTAACGAAAATCTGCCCATTGTAATTCATACGCACAAGAATGTGATCAAATCTATCGTGATAGATGAACGATGTAGATGAGATATAGCACAACCCGACAATATCAAACACACGGAAGTTGTTATACATATAGGTGTATAACTGACCGATACGCTGCCCACCACGAATAAGATTATAATGACCGTCGGGCATATTAAACTTCAAATAATTAGTGATGGGCGAAGTGATGCTTGTAGCATCAATCACGATATTGCCTTGATGAAAAGGCACATATCCTAACCGAGAGTTGAACGAACTGAAGTCATCGGTCAGCGAACTGATATTGTCGGCATTGGCTTGAACCACGCTATCCAAAGATTCAAGATAACCATTCAGTTCTTCGAGCTGAGAGTTAATCGTTGCCACAGCCTCTTCAAGTGTAGCCACGCCTTTTTTGGTAGCATTGAGGTCAATCACTTGTTGAGCCCTCATTGCACCTGCTCGTTCGGTGGTAGCTTGTTTGATAAGAATTTGGCTTCTTTGAGCCGAGTGTAGTCCCGAAATCGGATTGAAAAAGGCATAATCAGCCAACACATTATTTCTATCAGCGTCACCTTGAGCGAGGTTTGTCAAGCAATTACCCATTTTCAGCAAGTTGTCATAGATGTTTGTCAACTTGATTTGTTCTTGGTCAGTGGAAGCTGCAGACAACAAGTTTGCGATTGCTTGTAGCAGAGAGCCGAGCGTTTCGGGAGAGATACTTCCTTGTTCCGTTTCATTACGGAACGCAGTAATAAGCGAAGTGAGATTTGTAATGTCTATCATAGTATTTGAGATTAGAATTATATCGCATAAGTATGGTATCAAAGCCGAGTGCGAAAAGACAAAAATTAACCATATTTTCTACGAAATTTTTTGTCGTCAAACGAATCGGCGATAATCCCTTGAAACTCGCGACCAAGGTTATCGGCGAAGAAATCACGAATGTTCATCACCGATGAATAGTATTTCTTAGAGAACCACCGGCGACGCTTTCGTTTCTTTTCACGACCGATGTCCCCGGAGTTTCCTCGTGGCGTTTCTTTGCCTGTACCATAGTCTTGCCAAAGACCATATTCGAGGAATGCTTGCGAGAGTCCGACTTCAAAGAATCGGCCGTCAGCACGCACCGGGAAAGCCATTGGCGAAACGAGCAACTGCCGAGTGTCAATGACATCGAGCAGTGTGATTTGTTCTTGCCAAATTTTCAGCATCGTGTCGTTGAAAGCAAGCACATATTTCTCACGCTCTTGTTGTGCTTGTTGTTGTGAAATGTTTTCCATAGCAAACGCTTTTATTGGGAGTTGAGCCTCTCAACCCATTCCGATTCATTTAATCTAAGGTCAGTAAACACATCAACAGCCACTTGGAAGTAGCAACAAGCACAGCCCGAAAAGAAATATCGGTCAATTTCGTTGAACGATATGCGAGGGTCAAGGTAAATGCAGTTTTGTTCGAGTCTTGTTCGTTCAAGGATCAAGCGAGACATAAACTGACGGAACAGCTCACGCATAATCTCCATACATTCTTGCCGAGCGTTCATGTCGTCAATTTTATGACGCATAGCGAAGAATATGGTCTTTACTCTTCGGGTGCGAGGAGTGTTATTCAGTTCGGTAAATCCCTGAGCGATGTCCGACACAGCGACAAAAGCCGTCGCCGATTGCATATTGTCAAGCATCTCCTCGAAGCCGTCAAGACCACTGACACGGCAGAATGAGAACTGCTCCTTTTGAGCGAGCAGATTTTCAGCCGTAAGGTTTTCAAAGAAACCTACGGCATTCCAGTTGAAATTCTTTTCCATATCTATTTCGTATTGTATTTTCGATTAAGTTCTTCATATTCTTTTGCTTGAGCGTTCAGTTCGGTCAACGCACGCCAACAGTCCATAGCCAATACCTCTTTTTCTTTTGTGATATCTCCTTTGGTAAGGGCACGGATTTGAGCGTTCATCGCTTCGGTCACTTGCTCGCCAATGCTCTTTGCCGAGCCGAGCAAGTTGCCGTCCGTGCTATCAGTCTGTTGAAAGAAATGATTAAATGTCTTTGCAAAATACTGCTTGAGCGAAGCGAACCAGTAAAATGTTGCAATTCTCTCTAACGGCAGTCCTTTAGAATTCCAACCGTCATAAAGCACTTTAATCATTTCGTCAATGAGAGAATCGTTTTTCGTATGCAGATAGCCTTGATAGAGGTTGTCGCAATAGATAAACTTCTCGAATGGGACAGACTGTAAATCCGATGGCAGAGCGGTAAACTTACCAATGCGAGATATTCTGACCGGGAACGACGGAATTTCATCAAGCCACTTCAGGTCTTGAATAATGTCAGCAACGACAGTTGCCGACAGTTTGAAATCGTCCTTTCCGAGTCGGAACACAAAATCAGAGTTGTGGCGATAAATAACTTGCAGCCCTGACCAACGGACTTTTGGTGCAAACCGAGACCAAAACGAAGATTTCTTTGGTTTTGGCGAGGTGCCGCCCAAACGCGCGAAGCGAACAAGGCAAAGCGTGCGTATCTCAGCCGAAGTATAATCATCGGCGAGCAGACCGAAAACGTATCGTAGCTGCTTATCATCGAGTTCGTGCCACCCACGAGGCACAATGAGATTAATTGTTTTCATAATTAGAACCAATAGCCTTTATTTTCTTTTTTGTTTACAAATACAGGTGGCGAAAATAGTTTTGCCGTGTTGGAGTTGTGCCACTCAGGAAACTCTTCAGGATTGTTACGAATGAAATTGACGATGTCTATCATCTTTCGTTGATTGATTGGCTTGTCGTGAATGAAGTCCACAATTTGTGGTTTCATTCGTGCGACGATCCAAGCATAACTTTCATTCGCAGATGTAGCGAGGGCTTGATGTCGTAGAACAGCCATTAACTCGTGAGAGAAATATTCTTCAGCGAGAGAGTCTTCGATATCGAGGACCTTTGAGCGTAATTCAAGGTATTTCTCCCATCGATGTTCGGTAAAGCCACAAAGCGACACGAGGTCAATGTTGGGGAACAACGTAGCCGTGAACCATCTGCATTGTGCCGAAGCAGTCCACGACTGCATTAGTGGAAGCTGGTTGAGCAACTGTTCTACGGCCTTATCACGCGTGTCTAACAGCGAAGCCTTGAGCCGTTCGACACGCTCCTTTGAAGCCGGAGCTACATTCGTATTGCTGACAATCCCGAAACCGTTGGGCGTAAGCACAAGGTCGAGTGACGGAATGGCACTACGCATAGCGTCCGACACCACGATTTGCGAAGCAAGCATTTTGACGACATTCATATCGTCAAGAGCCACTATTTCGGCAAGCGTATCTTCGCCACAAATCTTCTCTTTCAGCCACTGCTCCGAGGCAGTGAGCCACGGAGTAAGTTTGTCAAATAAAGGCGTTTCACCTTTGACAGTCGCAAATGCGTTAGGCATAAAGTGACGAAGCGTTTCATCATTCGTTATCAGTATCATTGTCATTAGGTTTAGGATTAGACTTATTATTTGATGACACAAGTTTAGCGTCACGATTTTCATCAAGAGTGGAGAGCATAATAAACGGACAGTCGGGATAAGCACCTTTCCAACCATTGAAGCGAATGATAATTCGATGCACGGCGAATAGAATATCGTGATATGGCTTTTGCAGAGCCTGAGCGATAGTATATAGTTCACGCTTATCCGAGCCTGAATTGTTCGTTTGCGACTTGCCCGGCACAGAGCCGACAAGGTTTGAGTGAACACGCATCGTAAAGCAGAACATATTCACAGCCTCTTGAATGTCCGTAGCCCAATCGCCACCTTCCTTGTCATCGTCAATCTTGGTGATTACCACATCGTGTTGCACATCGCCGTTAGGATTGACATAGAAGGTGGAGAACCACGCCTTACCGGCATTCTCTGCACCTGTAAGAAAGTCAAGAATTTGCTGTTTCTCTTTCACGATTCTTTCTTGCTGTTTGCGTCGGTCGGTGATGCCCTCTGCCTTGAAGATTGATTCCCAATACTTATTGGAGATTTCAATCTGATATTTGATAGGTGCAGTATTTTTCAGTTTCGCCTCTTTTGCCATACCGATAAGCTGCTTGATATTATACCATTTCCCTTTGAAAAGCGAAGCATAATAAGGAATGGGATAATAAGTGCTATCGGGTGTAGGCACACGCGAAACCATAGCAAACTTTCGTGTTTTCGTCTTGTTCTTCAAGCGAGCCATTAAGTCCACGAAAGGAGAAGCCGAGTCAAGCAGTTCGATTACCTCGATCTGCTCACGGCTTGAAATGGCGTTACGCCAATTAGCATACAGCACCTTATCAATCTTTCCCTCTTTGTTGGCAGGGGCAAAGCGACAGTAGCACGCCTCTTTACGGAGCAGACGCACAATCTTGTTGCCGTCGGGATTGAGAA